CGCATTCAGAAAAACAAAGAATGGGTTGACGGGGAAACTATGTGGTTCAGGATTGTCCAGTTTGGCGACAAAGCAGAATTATTAGTAGACCATGTTAAAAAAGGCGACTCCGTAATTGTTCAAGGCAATATGCGTCAAAATACATTTACAGGTAAAGATGGAACAGAAAAAACTTCTTTAGAGATTAATGCAACAGATGTTGGCGTTGTGCCTCGCGCCAAAAAGAAGCAAGAGGCTCCGTCATGGTAGATAACCAAGACCTAGTTACAGCAGACGAAACTGCTCAAATACTAGGTATAACTATAAATAATTTACGACAAATACAATTTAGGGGCAACCTTAAATGGGCTAAAAAAGAAGGTCGCAAAGTTTTTTATGAACGCGAACAAATACTAATATATGCAGAAAAACGAAACAGAAGGAAAAATAAGAAAAATGAAGCCATTTCTTAGTATAGTTTTGGCTAATGCTAAATGTTAAACAAGACGAGATTACGGTTGCTGAACTTGACGAAGCAATCCGTTATATTAGCGAGCAATTAAAAGATAGGTACGGAAACAGGGTTACACCAAACAGGCGAAAACTGCTTATGGATAGCATTGATGATTTGCTTGAAGCAAGGAGTGCTTTAACTAAAAAGTAAGAGGGCGTATGGAAAATACAGATTTACCACCGCATGTATTGTTGTGGGCTCGTAATTTTATAGATAATCGGTTTTGGAAGTTCGCCAAAACATATGCTAAATCTGCACCGCACTCTTATACCGTAAGAGATTGGGTATTAGACCCCGAAGACGATTTTTCTAAAATGATAGAACTAATTAGAGAATATGGTCGGGCAGAACGATTTTATTCTAAAGTTTATTATTATCTATATCTTGACGGACAAAAGTATTGGACCATGGGCGACCCAGTAGACACTACAATATTAATTAACAGGTGTGACTGGGGAAATTATTATGGAGCAAAATAATGATTGCACCATGCTCATATTCTGAAATAGAACACCTGGTCCCGCAAGCCAAAAAAGAACGCATAGGTATAACTCCTAATACCAAATTCTATTGTGCTAAAGATAACGATAAAGTTATAGGGTTTTGCGGGATAGTATTTAAGCGAGGATACGCGGTTGTAAAAAATATCTATGTAATCCCTGAAAAAAGAAAACAGGGCATAGGAGAACAGATAATTAAATATCAATTTAAGGTTGTTAAACAGGCAGGTTACCCGTTTGCGCTTGCCTATTGCACCCCTAAGAGCATAAACATATTTATTAAACTAGGGGCAAAAGTGATAAAAGAACATAAAAAATCTACGGTTGTGCGTATAGACATGGGCGAACAATGATTGCGGGAGTAATTACAACGCCTAATCGCCAAAAATACTTAAATAACCTTATCCCACTTATAGCCCCAAAGGTAGACAAGTTTTTTATATTTAATGACCAACATAGGCAGGGTCAAGCATGGAACTATAAAAGGTGCGTAAGGGAAACAACTGCTTTGGCTAAAAAAGATGAGCCAGTATTAATAATGACGGACGATGTAACCACCGTACCTGATTGGCGAGATAGGTTTGAGGACTTACAATATAAAGTGCCTAATGATATTTATACTTTTTTTACACGCCAAAGGCACATGATTAAATACTCTGAGGCTGGATATGCTAAAGGGTGTTTTGCTCGTGGATTTTATGACCAAGCCGTCATATACATAAACCAACAAGATTTAATGGATAAGGTAGAGGCGTGGTTTGATGAGCGGGGTAAATCTATTATGAACCCTCAAAGGGCAAAGCATTTTGATGTTGTTGTGCAGGATTATTTAATAGATGTAAAACACGAATGGGTTGTAACCGTACCTACCTTATTTGACCATGTAGGTGTAGAGTCTACACTTGGGCACGACATAGGCGGTTCAATAGCATACATAGGGGCGAAATGAAGATTTATAAAAAAGAAACAGTATTTGAGGAATCACTAAATCGCATACGCCTTATCTATGACGAGTTCCCCGAAGTAATTGTTTCGTTCTCAGGGGGCAAAGACAGCACAATAATTTTAGAATTAGCAAAGATAGTAGCCCGCGAAAAAGGTCGTTTACCCGTTCCCGTGTTTTGGTTAGACCAAGAATGCGAATTTGCTTCTACTGTTGAGTATGTTAAAACGGTAATGTATGACCCCGAAGTAAAACCACTTTGGTATCAAATACCTTTTAGATTACAAAACGCAACTTCGGCAAACGAACTATGGCTTAATTGTTGGGGAGAAGGCGAGGAATGGGTTAGGGAGAAAGACCCAATATCTATCAAAGAAAACATTTTTGGTATTGATAGATTTGTTCCACTTATGGAAGGTATTGTTAATCAGTTATACCCAAACACCCATGTTGCAGCCCTTACTGGAGTTCGTGCCGAAGAAAGCCCTACAAGATTTATGGCTGTAACCGAAGACGCAACCTATAAATGGATTACATGGGGCAATACAATTAGTAAAGAATTAAAACATTACAATTTTCACCCTATCTACGATTGGTCGTATTTAGATGTTTGGAAAGCAATTTACGACAATAACTGGACATACAATAAACATTACGACGCTATGTTCCGTTATGGCGTTCCCGTTAAAAAAATGAGGGTGTCTAACTATCACCACGAAACGGCTGTCCATAGTCTATTCATGCTTCAAGAAATAGAACCCGAAACTTATCAGGCTGCAACCCGTCGCATATCGGGTATAGATACTGCTGGCAAAATGGGCAAAGATGACTGGTTCGTTTATGAAGTGCCTTTTATGTTTAAGGATTGGGTTGAATATCGGGATTACCTATTAGAGAACCTAATCCCTGACCCTAAACATAAAGAGAAATTTTCTAAAAAGTTTGCTTCTATTGAGCGTAGATATTCTAGGTCGGTGGGTCCTGAACTTTATAAGTCACAGATAAACTCAATTTTGTGTAATGATGTTGAACTTACTAAATTAGGGAACTGGGAAGCCCGTAACTATAATGATAACCAACTAGCAAGGAAGGAAGCGCATAGTGCCAAGTTTGCCAACAGCAGTAACGATACCGCTATTTGAGGCGTTTAACGCTTCTGAGGATAAGCAAGAATTTCTAAACGAGGTTAAAAGATACCTCTTTGCTTTATCCCCTCGTAAGAACCAACCAATAGATAATGTTCAATGGGTGCCGATAGAAAAAGTCCAAGCCAATGATTACAACCCAAACAGCGTTGCTGATAACGAAATGCGTTTGTTATATGTATCTATTAGCCATGACGGTTATACCCAACCCGTAGTTACTTTTTATGATGAAGAATTAGAGAAATATATAATCGTAGACGGCTTTCACCGTTATACAACCATGCGTCGCAATAAAGACCTTTATGAATTAAATGACGGCAAACTGCCTGTTGTGGTTATTGATAAAGATATAAATGACCGTATGGCTTCTACTATTCGCCATAATCGCGCTCGCGGTAAGCATTCTGTTGCAGGAATGGGTCAAATAGTGTTTAATATGTTAAAGAATGGTGCGTCAGATGAAGAAATCTGTGCAGAAGTGGGCTTAGAAGCGGAAGAATTAGCACGATTAAAGTATGTAACAGGGTTCGCAAAGTTGTTTGACAATGTTAAATACGGACAGGCTTGGGAAACCAATAAACAAATAAAGATTAGAAAAGATTATATGGAGGCGCAAAATGGAACAGAAAAACCTTAATGTTCAGACCGTAAGCATAGACAGCCTTGTTCCATACTGGAGAAATCCGCGTAAGAATGAGATAGCCGTAGAAAAGGTCAAAGCCTCTATTGCTGAGTTTGGGTATCAAACCCCTATTATTGTAGATAAAGAAATGGTTATAATTACAGGGCATACCCGATACCGTGCATTAAAAGAATTAGGCTACACAGAGATACCCGTAATTGTTGCGGACTTACCTCAAAAGAAAGTCAAAGAGTATCGGATTATAGATAACCGAACCTCTGAGTATGCTACTTGGACAAGCGACCTAGCCTTAGAGTTAAAAGAGTTTAGTTCGCCCGAATTCTTAGACATATTTTTCCCTGATATTAAATTAGACCCTGACTTCCTTAAATTATCAGACGGCAAAACCCAAGACGATATAAATGATGTTGCAGCCAACTTAGAGAAGAAGTTTGAGGCATTTTCTCAGGATAGAGAGAACGAGCCAAAGATTACTATTCCATGTCCTAATTGTGCCGAAACCATTACAATGCTGAAAAGAGATTTATTAAACGAAAAGAACTGGAACTAAGACATGGCAAAGGTAGGTAGAAAGCCAAAACTTACTCCTGAAATCATTAATAGGATAGGCGAAGCCCTTAGAGCGGGTAATTACATAGAAACTGCTTGCGATTATGCGGGGGTATCACGCTCAATTTTTTATGCTTGGCTACAAGAGGCGGACAAACCACGCGCAAAGAAGTTATTTTTGGAATTAAAGGACACAGTAGAGAGCGCAAGGGCTGAGGCTGAAATCCGCAATGTTAGGCGCATACAGGTTGCAGCCGAAGGTATCAAAGACAAGAATGGCGAATATATAGTTAACCCCTCATGGCAAGCCTCTGCATGGTGGTTAGAGCGTTCTCATTCTAAAAAATGGGGCAGACAACAAAAGGTAGAACTCTCAGGTTTAGAGGGCGCACCTATCAATATATCCCTTGACGCTAAAGAGCGTTTATTAGAAACTATCAGACAAAAAAACGCTCAAAAAACTGAGGAATAATGTCTAAGAGCCTTGCCGAAGAAATTGCGTCTTGGTCGTTAGCAGAACAAGAGGCTTGGGCTAAATCACTTACACAAGATGAAGCCCTTGCTTATATGCAAGACCCATGGTGGTATGTAGGCAGACCCGAACAACAAGAACCCGAAGGTAAATGGGTAGTTTGGTTAATCCTTGCAGGGCGTGGTTGGGGCAAAACTAGAACTGGCTCAGAGTGGCTTATAGACCGAGTGTTAGAAAATCCCTCTGCACCTGACGGAGCGCCTACCGAATGGGCGATTATTGCCGAAACCTTTGGAGATTGTCGCGTAATGTGTGTTGAGGGTCCAAGCGGAATACTCAGAGTTTTAATGCGAAAAGGATTAGTTAATGGCGAGGACTTTGAATATAACCGCTCATCTTGGCAGATAAGGCTTAAAGGTGGACAGCGTATTCACATGTTTGGTGCTGATAACCCTGACGCTGGTCGTGGTTTTAACCTAAGCGGAGTATGGGCAGATGAGATAGCAAAATGGCGATACCCCTTTGAAACATGGCACGAAGGTATTGCTCCCGCCTTGCGTATTGGCAAAATGCCTAGAGCGGTAATTACTACAACACCTAAACCTATAAGAATTCTCAGAGAGTGGGTTAGCCGTAATGACGGCTCTGTCCATGTAACGAGAGGTTCTACCTTTGATAACTCTTCAAACTTATCTCAGGCTGCACTCATAGAGTTACAAGCCCGCTATTCAGGTACTAGAACGGGCAGACAAGAACTATATGGCGAACTTTTAGACGATATTGAGGGTGCACTATGGAATAGAAAAATGATAGACGATATGCGCCTAACGACAGCCCCTCAACTTATGCGTATAGTTGTAGCCATAGACCCCGCAGTCACAAGCGGAGAAGATTCAGACGAAACAGGCATTGTAGTTGCGGGTCTATCTAATGACGGCAAGTTTTATGTATTAGCAGATTACTCAACCCGAACTACCCCTGACGCATGGGCGCGTGTAGCAATAGACGCTTATAAAGAGTTTAAGGCAGACCGTATTGTTGCGGAAGTAAATAATGGCGGAGATATGGTTAGCATATTACTTAGAACCGTAGACCCAACAATCCCTGTTAAGAAAGTTACAGCCAGTAGAGGCAAGAGAGTTAGAGCCGAACCTATATCTGCTTTATACGAACAGGGTAGAGTTCACCATGTTGGAGAGTTTGTAAAACTAGAAGAACAAATGATTACTTGGACACCCGACATGTTGCGCTCGCCCGACAGAATAGACGCACTCGTTTGGGCATTAACAGAATTAAACGAGGGCAGTTCAAGCATGATTTCATTATCGGCTATGGCAATATTCTGCTCTAACTGCCAAATGCCTTCGCCAAAGTCAGCAAGTATTTGTGCTAAGTGCGGAACGCCATTAAACAAAGAAGTCAAAATTGATTCATAGGTTAATGTTTTGGTCCATGAAGTCAGAACGCCTCCGCACAAAATTAAGACATGAACCCCTAATTTATTCATGTTTTGGGTTAGTGTGTTCGTCTAAGGCGAATAAGAACTAAACCCGCTATGATTACGCACAGCCTGATTTATAAGGGGCGCAACCTAAGGAGATACAAATGGGTCTTCGTGACCGTATCGCAAAACTAATATCATCAAACAATGAAATAGAGAAAGCACCTAGATTACCTGCTGGGGCTGCAACAATGACCGAACAAGAAATGCGTAATCGCGCAGGTGGTTCTATCGGACAGTCATACGGAAATAACACTCCATTACCACGCAACCCTTGGTTAGCAATGGTTCCGTTTGGACCAGGGTTACCAATTACACCTGGTGCTATAAATCCACTTAGAGAAGACGGCAGACCTGACCCTCGTAGATATGAATATCAGGTTGCACAAAATATAAACATAACCGAAACACGGTTTACACCTTTTAAGACGCTAAGAGCGAGCGCAGACCAAATTGATATTTTAAGAAGATGTGTTGAAGTAATTAAAAGCAAAATCATAGGTTTAGAGTTTGATATTGTTTTAGGACAAGACGCTGCAGAAAAAATTAGCGCAGAATCAGGCATAGACCATATTCGTGCAATGGCACAGGCAAGACAAAACTTTAACAAAGAGATTGACCGTGTAAGAACCTTTTGGGAAAACCCTGATAGAGCAAACGGATTAACTTTCGCTGATTGGCTAAATATCTCGTTAGAGGAAATTCTAGTTATTGACGCATGGGCAGTATGGCCTCAAAGGACAGTAGGCGGAGAACTATATGGTTTACAAGTCCTTGACGGCTCAACTATTAAACCTTTGTTAGATGATAGGGGTATGCGACCTATGGCACCCGCACCTGCCTTCCAACAAATACTTTATGGATTCCCTCGTTCTGAATTTACTGCAAACGATGATGACCCAAATGCAGATGGAGAGTTCACCTCAGATGACTTGGCTTACATGGTTAAGAACAGACGAACAACCTCTGTTTATGGTTTAAGCCCCGTTGAGCGAGCATTACCTTTAGCAGATATTTATTT